TTATTGAATATGGGTTGGAAAGAGGAAGCAGTCCATTCGCAAGATAAAATTAAATCTTCTTCTAAGAAAAAGTCGAAAGACGAGGTAGAAAATGGCAACACATAAAGGAAGTGAAGGAACTGTTAAAGTCGGTTCAAATGCTGTAGCTGAAATTAGATCATATTCACTTGAAGAATCTGCTGATACTTTAGAAGATACTTCAATGGGTGATTCTGCTAGAACTTATAAATCATCATTGACTTCTTTCTCAGGAAGTTTAGATGTATTTTGGGATGAGACTGATACTTCAGGTCAAGGTGCTTTAACCATTGGCTCAGAAGTAACACTAAATGTATATCCTGAAGGAGATACATCAGGTGATACTTATTATACTGGTTCAGCTATTGTTACTGGTGTAACAAGAAGTGCATCATTTGATGGATTGGTTGAAGCAAGTGTTTCAGTACAAGGTACTGGTGCATTAACATCAACAACAGTATAAAAAAATGTCAGCAATAGATAACGCAAAGAAGCATTTTGATAGCTTAGAAACAAAAATTATAGAAGTCCCTGAGTGGGGCGAGGATGAAGATAATTCATTAAAGATTTATTGTAAGCCAATAACTCTTTCAGAGACTTCTAAATTTATGAAATTAGCTAAAGATGATGAAGTACAGTTATTAGCTTATGTTTTAATTTATAAAGCATTAGATGAGACTGGAGAAAAGTTATTTACAATCGCTGATAAAAAAGCCTTATTGGAGAAGGTTGACAGAGATGTATTAATTAGAGTATCTAGTGAAATGATGAATAATATTTCACAGGAACAAGTTAAAAAAAAGTAATTGAAGATAAGCAGCTATTCATAAAATATGCTCTAGCTGAAAGATTGAATAAAACTCTAGCTGAGATTGAAGAGATTACAGTAGAAGAGTTCCAAGGTTGGTTAGCTTATCTTGAGATAAAGGAAGAACATAATGGCTCTTAGTAAAGGAATGAAGTATCAGATAGATTTGTTGGCTAATAACAAGTCAGGTGCTGCTTTAAAGAAATTCAAAGGAGATATAAATAGTGTTCATAATCAGGTCACTAGACTTGGTGCTACTATAGCAGCAGCTTTTGGTACTAGAGAGATAGTACAAGCAGCCAACGTAATGGTTGGTGTTGAAAACAGGATGAACGCCTTAACAGGTAGTGCAACCGAAACAGCTAAAGCTATGGATAGCATGAAAAGAATTGCTATGGAATCAAGATCAGATTTTGATTCTGTTGCTATGTTATTTACAAGGCTTGCTCTAGCTACAGAGCATTTAGGTACTACTCAAGAACAATTAGCAGATGCTACACAGATGGTAGCGAATACCTTTATTATTGCTGGCTCTCATACCCAAGAAGCAAATAACTCAGCTAGGCAGTTAGCACAGGGTCTTGCTTCAGGTGCTTTGAGAGGAGATGAGTTACGTTCTGTAATGGAAAATAACGTAATTCTAACAAAGATGCTAGCTAAAGGTCTTAACATGACTGTAGGTGAGCTAAGAGAGTTTGGTCATGCTGGTGGTCTTACTGCTGAAAAAGTATTACCAATATTGATAGCTGGTGTAGAAGAAACCAATGAAACTATAGCAGACATGCCTATGACACTTGGACAAGCTGGAGTTTCTCTAAGAAACAGCTTTCAGTTTATGATAGGCGATATACAGAAAACAACTAATGCTTTTGGCTTAATTGCCGATGCTGCTGCATTTCTAGCTAGAAATATAAAAGAAATATTAATACCAGCTATAACATTGTTAGCTGGAGTGGCTATACCTAGACTAATAACAGCCTTAAATTTATTAAAAGCAGCAATGTTGGCTAATCCTATGATGTTATTAGCAGTAGGGTTTGCAACTCTAGCTTCAGCAGTAATGATGGTTAATAAAAATACCGAAGGTTATGCTGATACATTAGATGGTTTAAATCAAAAACTTACAGATTTGAAGAAAAAAGAAGAAGAACTATTAAAAGCCAAAGAAGATAATGCGAAAAGGTTTGGTAGAAAACAACAACAAAAAGTTCTAGATGATATACAAGCAGAGATTGAACAAACTCAAATTCTTATTGAAGCAAAAAAAGTTCTTGATGAAACAAATAAAAACGGAACTGATGCTTATCTAAAAGCATTAACATCAATAGAAGAAAGCACAAAAGATGCTATAACTATTACAAAAACATTTGGAGAAACTGTAGAAGGCAAACTAACAAATGCTTTTGTTGATTTCTTTGATATAACTAATAAAAAGTTTTTAGAGTTTAAAAATTTAGCCATGTCTGTAACTCAGGCTGTTATAAGAGAGTTGCTAGAAGTTTATGTTGTTAAAAAATTAGTGAGTGGCATTACTGGAGGAATAGACTCTTTTCTTGAGTCTTTAGGCGATGATGGCTCTCAAGGAAAGGCATTGACACTTGGAAATAAGTTTGGATTACAAGATGTTAATGAAACTATAGTTATAGGAAAAAAAATACCAAGTAATGAAGGCGGTGGTTTTACTGGAACTGGTGTAAGAGCTGGTGGTGTAGATGGAAGGGGTGGTTTCCCAGCTATACTACATCCAAACGAAACTGTTATAGATCATACAAAAGGACAAGGTATGGGTGCTACAGTAAACTTCAACATATCAACAGTTGATGCTGCTGGATTTGACCAGTTATTATCATCAAGAAAAGGATTAATAACACAAATAATTAACAATGCCATGAATACTCAAGGCAAAATGGGGATAGTATAATGTCAGGAACTTTTCCAACAGACCCAAATTTTAAAGCCTTACAATTCAAAGACAATAGACCTATATTATTGAATCAAACTTTATCAGGCAAAAAGTCAGCAAGACAAATAGGTGCACAATACTTTTCCTTTACAGTGCAAATGCCACCAGTTGACCAATTAAAAGCACAGGAAATATTTGCATTTCTATCTAAACAAAAAGGTGGCTATGAAAACTTTGATATAACCGCACCATTAAACAACAAGGGTGTAAGTCATAGTGAAACTGATATTCTTGTTAATGGTGCAACTTCAGTAGGTGCAAGTGCTGTGCCTATGGATGGTTTTTCACATACGAATCATGCATTAAGAGCAGGTGACTTAATACAATTTGCAAGTCATTCAAAGGTTTATATGGTGCAGGATGAAGTAACTGCATCAGGCGGTGCTGCAACTGTTAATATCTTGCCTAACTTAGTATCTGCTCTAGCGGATAATGAAGCTGTAACTGTTAATAAACCTCTTTTTAAGGTTTATCTTGAAAATGATGAAATAATGTATTCAACAGATGCAAGTGGTTTTTACAGTATTTCATTTGATGTTAGAGAGGTTATTGAGTAATGCCAAGAAGCTTATCAACAGATTTACAAACACAAGTCTCAGCACAACAAACCAAAACAGCATTTCTTGTTGAATTAGGCTTATCTACAACGATAAGACTGACTGATTGGTATTCAGATGTTACTTATGATTCTAACTCTTATGAAGCTGGTGGTTCTTTTTTAACTGTAGATTCAGTTACAGAAACGGGACAATTACAGATAGATGAAATCAATCTTGGTTTTTCAAATGTAACTGACCAAGTAAGAAGTTTAGTTCAAAGCGGTGCATTTACAGATAAAACAGTGGAGATATATTTAGCTTATTTTAATGAAAATGAAACTTTGGTAGGTGCTATAAATTATTTTACAGGGCAAATTAGAAGCATATCTATTTCAGAAAGTATAGATAATTCAATTATTTCTATGACTGTTGCTTCACATTGGGCAAATTGGAATTTAACAAAAGGTAGACATTATTCAGATGAATCTCAACAAGCAGAATATTCAGGTGATAGAGGTTTGGAATTTGCCACACAAGTAAAATCAGATGTAAGGTGGGGTTCATAAATGTTAAACGCTATTTTTAGTTTTTTTAGAGAGATTGGTGGTGCGGTAGTTTCGGCTTGGAATAATGCTAAGACCTTAGAAAAAATAAACATGGTCTTCATGGCTGTTACCACTGCTGTAGGTGTTAAAGGCTTCTTACAAGCAAGGCAAATGCTTTCCAAAGGCCAAGACATCATGGCTAATAAAACTGCTGCTGGTGGTAAGATACCAGTCATCTATGGAACAAGAAGAGTGGGTTGTCAGGTTGTTTACATGGATACAGCACAAAACAGGTCAAAGGACTTGTTTGTTGTTTATGCAATATCAGTTGGTGAATGTTCAGAGATTGTTCCATCATCAATAGAAATAGATGGCAATAGTATTCTTGATGGAAATATTTACAAAGGCGGTGGATATGTAGGTTCGGATAGAAATGGTCAAACTGGATTTAGTCATCATCAACCATTAAATACTGCATCTCAAGTTGGTGATGTTCAATACTCAAACGCAGGTACTTTAGGTACTAATCCAGCATTAAGATATTCTTTTGTATTTAACTTGCATCATGGTGTAGACAGTCAAACAGCAGACCCTATGCTAAGAGCATCCATACCTACTGAGTGGACTACAAATCATAAGTTAAATGGTATCTGTTACATAGCAGCAGCCTTTGATTACGATAAAAAGGGTATGTATAAAGGCGTACCACAAATAACAGTACAAGTTAAAGGTAAGAAAGTTTACGACCCAAGAGATACAGGTCAGACTTTTGGCGATGCTTCTACCTATCAATGGTCAAGCAATCCAGCTCTTTGTTTTCTTGATTACATTATTGATGATTCTTATGGTAAAGGTTTAGCAGAATCACAAATCAATATGACTACTATTGGTACTGCTGCTGATATATGTGACGTCAAAGTAGAACAACCTTACTATAATGATGATTATCAAGACGCTACTTGGAGTGGTGATTCAGGCGATGATTTTATTGTTATAAACGACAATTCTGATTGGTGGCAAAACAAAGTAGATGAGGTTATAGATATTAGAGATGCTAGTGATACTTTAATTTTTGATGGTGTAGATATTAAAGGCAATACACGTTATGAGTTTTATGATGCTACTCAAGAGAATAGATTATATATAGATGATACTCTATCAAGCACCTACACAAATGAAGCTGGTAGTTTTAAAGCTAAAGTTAAAAGATTTCATTGCAATGGCTATATTGACACTAATAAAAATGTCATGGATAACGCTAAAGAATTACTTGCGAATATGCGAGGTATTCTTAATTACGTTAATGGTAAATATGAATTACAAATAGAAGATACAGGTACTTCTACATTTAGTATTACTGATGACCACATTATTGCTAATGCTGGTATATCAGTTGATTATGGTAATAAAGATAAAAAAGCAAACAAAGTTGTTGTAGAGTTTTTTAATGCAAATAAGAAATACGAACTAGATACAGCTACAGTTTTACATGATGCTACACCTGAATACTATTCAGATGATGGTGAAGTATTAGAAATAAAAGCCGAGTTCCCTTATGTAACAGACCCATATATTGCTTATAACATGGGTAAGGCTATTTTAACTAGAAGTAGAAATCAGACCACTATGCAGTTCTTAGGAACTCCTGAGATGTATAAATTGAATGTAGGAGATATTGTTGACCTTACCTATGCAGGACTTGGTTTCTCAGGCAAGGTATGCAGAGTAGAAGCATTAGAACTACAAGCAAATGGTCTTGTATCTGTTAGCTTGATTGAATATTTTGATGTCTATACATGGGAAGTACCAGCTCAAGAATCAGTTGAGATATTAGCCAAGATACCAACCATAGGTGCTTTAAAACCACCACAGGCAAACAGTATTGTATTTACAGATACTGATGCTTCAGCAATTAATAGACCTACTTTAACTTGGACTGAGCCAACTGATTTTCCAGTAAGACAATATAGAGTAGATGTAGTTGATAGTTCAGCTAACAATGTTTTTAGTAAAATAGTAGATACACCTTCAGTTGATTTGGCTTTCTTACCTAAAGGCTCTAACTATGAAGCTAGTATCACAGCTTTCAATGGTGTTGGAATTGAATCTAACGCATCTACTAAAACATTCACCATTGCAGATGACCCAGTAAAAACAACTGAAGTAGAAATGAATGGGGTTACTATGTCTGATGTTGAGACCTATGGAACTGTATCAGGTAAAACAGGTAACTATGTAAACTTCACTAACAAAGTTAATTTTACTAATGAGGTAGAGATTCAAGATGGATTTATTGTAGATGCTGGAAGTGTTGCTTTTTTTAACTCAGTAACCTTTGGTGATGGTTTTATTGGTCAGGGTATTTTTGATATAGATCAAGGTGCAATAGAATTTGGTTCAGGTACATTTACACCTACACCTACTACAAATAGATTATATAGATCAGGACATAATTTAATATGGAGTGGTTCAGAATTAGGCAGAGTATCTAATGGCACACCAGCATCAGCTACCGCTACTGGTACTACAGGTGAAATACAATGGGATGCAAACTACATCTATGTATGCATCGCAACAAACACATGGAAGAGGGTAGCGA